GATCATCGAGCAGCACCAGCTGCAAGAGCCAAAGCCTGCACCACCCTCACAATCATTTGACTTCACGGCTATGTTGTCCAAAGGCGCGCCAGATGAAATGGCCAAGGCTGCGCAGGCTTTGCAGCACATTAGCCCAGACTGTGACTATGACCAGTGGATTGAGATCGGTCAGGCTTTGCACTCAGAATTTGGAGAGCAAGGCTTAAATATGTGGGACTCATGGTCCCAAGGCGGTAGCAAGTACCAAGGCACAAAAGACATTGAAGTCCACTGGAAGAGCTTTCACCAGGGCAAAGGTGTTGGCATTGGCACACTCTTTAAACACGCCAAAGATTGTGGCTGGGAGCCGCCAACCAAGCAGGCCGAAAGAAAAAGCGCGGTGGAAGACTTTGCCGCGGTGATCAATGCGCCAGTCACAGAAGACGCGCCAGACCCATCATGGCCAGAGCTGACGCTAGACCTGACCCACCTAAACCCCATCGATTACCTGATCGAAGGTTTCATGGCCCATAGCTTTTTCATCTTGGCCGGTCAGCCTGGAGTCGGAAAAACCACGGCAGTGCTGTCAATGTGCATGGTCATGGCAGGGTTTGCAGTGGATGGCTGCGAGATTCACGCTAAAAAGAAACGCAAGTCAATTATCGTGACCGAAGACAGTGACCAGATAATCCGAACTCTTTTTGCATATTCAAAGCATTACAAGATAAATAATCTAAACGACTGGTTTGTGGTTATTGATGCCAGAAGGTCCAATGTCAAAGATTTATTAAGGCTTGCCCATAATATTGAGCGCCACACTGTTAATGGCATTAAGCCATTATTGGTTTTAGACACGGCCAATGCGACCATGGATATTGATAACGAGAATGACAACTCCGAAGTTGGAGCCTATATTGCCGCCATCAAGCAGACCATTTTCATTCAGCAAAAAGCCCCAGTCTGCATCCTGACCCATACAAACAAAACAATCAGTCGCCAAGACTCCGATGCCATGGCCCGTGGTGCAAGTGCATTCACAGGCGATGCAACCCTGACTGGAGTGCTTTTCATGGATGAGGATAACCAACGCTACCTAAAACTCACAAAGACGCGCTACGAGCCACAATTTAGAGAGATCAAATTCGACTCCATCACATTCCCAGAAGTTGTCTTAACCCCAGCTGGTGATATGCAAGAGATTATTTGTCGGGTAGCCATTCCAGCCATGTCGTCAGAACAAGACCGAATGGCCGCCAAACAGTCCCAACAAGACAACGCCAAAGAGCAGCGCATCCAAGACAAGTGCGATGAGGTCTGCAACCATGTCCAAGCCATCATCAATGACAAAGGCAGCGTCATTATGCGAAGAGGACCAGGCAGGCCAGTTGTGCCAAAAGAACTCCAAAACGCCTATCAACTCGATTGGACTGAAATATTTAGCACTGTCAAAGGCAGTGACGCAGGCTATATCCGCAAGCACATTGGCACGGCCATCTTCACCAGATTCGCGCCAAATGAGCCGCTATCGGGCTGGGTCAGACTCTCATGATTGGTCTAATGCGGAAAGGCGGAACTAATACGGAACTAATACGGAATTCCGTATTAGACAATGGCAGGGATTGTTGGATAAGTGGGGTCATTAGACCCACTTATCCACAGACCAGTCTCGGCTTAGAAGGTACTTCAATTTCTAATGCGGAAAGGCGGAAAATTCCTTAAGGGGTTTCCGTATTAGAAACGAGCATTAGATGGTCCAACAGAAAGGAAAGTTATGCACAGGTTATCCACAATTGATGAAATGGTCGAAGATGAGCGCGTTTTCTGCCAAAACTGCGCTAATGCGGAAATGGTCGAACAACGCCAGTCCATGCCAGCAGAACAGATGGAAAGGCACAGGAAGGTCAACGCAAAACCATTGCAGTGGATGTTTGACCAGGCAAAGGTCAAAGGTGGATGGGCAACAGTCACATGGTCCGAACATCAGTGCGGCCGAACTGGCCTTGCCACATTCCCGACCGATGTCAAGCACCGATGTCACATGTTCCAGACCAAAGCCACGGCAGTAGAATCCGAGGCATGGTGGTTGACATAAAGCGCAAGCGCAAAAGCATTGAACACATTGACCAGGTCAAAGTGGTGCAACACGTTCGAGCGTTTTATCCGGACTGCATCATTGCAGCAATACCCAATGGAGGCGATAGAACGGCCTCAGAGCGCGTTAGATTGCATTCTGAAGGGGTTTTGGCAGGGATGCCTGATCTGTGCGTCTTAGAGCCTAAAAACGGCTTTCACGGGCTTTTCATCGAGATGAAGACCAAGGCCGGAGTGGTATCAGGCAAACAAAGCTCTGTGGGTTTGCAGTTAAACGCAAAAGGATATCTGTGCCTGGTCTCAAGATCAGCGCCAGATGCAATCAAAATCATTGAGGATTACTTGAATGGCAAAAGCACAAACGCTAAGTGAGCTGGCAGACAACATTGTTGCCAGGCAGATGAATCAGAAAGAGCTTGCCAACATCGAGCGCAAAGAGATGTCTGGGATCAATAAGAAAATTCACGCCTTTGGCGGTGAGGCTATGCTCTTTGACCATATCTCATCAGGTAAGACCATCGATTCAGTGATTAAGTCTTTGGACATAAGCATCGGTGGTTTCTACAAATGGATCGAAAAAGATGCAAAGCGCGGAGCGCTCCTCGCACGCGCACGCACGCGAGGTGGGAGAAGTTTAGCAGAGCAGACGCTGGAAATAGCAGATAACGCAAGCCCTCAAGAGGCACAGGTGGCCAAGCTGAGAGTGGACACAAGGCGCTGGCTGGCCTCTAAGCAGGCTCCAGACGAGTATGGTGACAAGCAGCAACCACTGGTCAACATCGACCTGGGAAGCATGGCGCTCGATGCATTACGCAAGCGCAGCGTGACAATTGAAGATATGAATACCAAATGATTCAGTCACTTTATACAACGACCATTATGTTAAGTGCATAAGCATTTATCCACAGAATTAAGTGCATTAAAGTATTACAGACCTACTTATGCACAGGAATCTGTGGATAAAGTTGGCCAAAATCTGGGGACAAGTCGGTGGTGGCCAGCTGGCGGTCGGTGGCCGTGACCCCCCCCGTGGCCGGTTTGGCGGGGGCGACAGTGGCGGCACTAAACACCTACAAAAAAAATTTTTAAAAAAATAAAAAACTAACTTAACAAACAAGTCAAATTGTGCAAAAATGTCAACTCCACAAACAACGGAGTAAACGATGAAATCTAAACTAGCGACAGTGGTACTGAAAGGGCAAGAGTGGATCGTGATCGACACTGATGAGGAAAAAGACGGGAAGGTCTTCTGCACCTTAATGAGTCCAGATGGAACAACTGTTTTGCATGCATGGGTCAATATCAACGATATCGTGGGGATAATATGAACACAACAATACTTATTAAGGTACGCCAGTTATTCAATGTTGATTATGTGCCGCGTAGCACTAATAGACATAATCAATTGCAATATGTCAAGGCGATGAGAATGCTGGGTAATAAGTGGTTAACCCATAAAGATAATGAAGTCCAGAAAATACAGTGAAAAGTAATTTTGTAAATAACCCAGTCAGATTGAATGGGAACTGCCACGGGCATAAGTTACAGAAATGTAATGGTTGCTTGGCCGAGAAGCCACCGGAGGGTGGGGTTGAGATGAGTGCGACCAGGTGGTTGTGCGCATCATGCTGGACCAATAGGATCACAGGTCGGAACTTAAAGCAAGTGAGGGGTTTGTGAAAGAAAATGTCTTTGCCCAGTGGGTGGACCGATATCAGCCGGACCCTGTGCTATTTGTGCGGGAGGTTTTGGGGGTTGACCCTGACCCATGGCAAGTGAAGTTTCTTGGTGCGATTGCCCGTGGGGATCGGAAGATAAGTGTTCGGTCTGGCCACGGGGTGGGCAAATCCACTGCAAGCAGCTGGGCCATGCTCTGGTACTTTATGACTAGATCGCCAGTGAAAGTGGTGGTGACTGCACCGACAAGCTCTCAGCTTTATGACGCGATGTTTGCCGAGCTGAAGAGGTGGATCAATGCGATGCCTTTGCCTTTGCAGGGATTGTTGACTGTCAAGCAAGAGAGGATTGAATTCAATGCTGCACCGACTGAGATGTTTATCTCTGCCAGGACAAGCAGGGCCGAGCAGCCAGAGGCTTTGCAGGGAATTCACTCAGAGAATGTGATGCTGGTGGCCGATGAGGCCAGTGGTGTGCCAGAGCAAGTGTTCGAGGCCGCGGCTGGCTCGATGTCTGGCCACAACGCGGTGACACTGTTATTGGGGAATCCGGTGAGGTCGAGTGGGTTTTTCTACGACACGCATACGCGCCTGGCAGATGAGTGGACCACGTTTCAAGTGGCCTGCACTGATTCGCCAAGGGTGAGTGATGAGTATGTCAAAGAGATGGCCATGCGCTATGGCGAGGAAAGCAACGTCTACCGGATCAGGGTGATCGGTGAATTCCCCAAGGGGGATGACGACACTGTCATTGCCATGGACCTACTTGAGAGCGCGGTGAATCGGGATGTCGCGCCAAGTGACTACGCGCCCATGCTGTGGGGCTTGGATGTGGCGCGGTTTGGTAGTGACAGATCAGCGCTGTGCAAGCGCCAAGGGAATGCGGTCACAGAGAATATCCGGACATGGAAAAATTTGGACTTGATGCAATTGACTGGTGCGGTGGTGGCCGAGTACCAGGCGCTGCCACCAAGCCAGCAACCCAAAGAAATACTGGTCGATTCAATCGGCCTTGGCGCTGGGGTGGTGGACCGGCTGCGCGAGCTGGGCCTACCGGCCAGAGGGATCAATGTGAGTGAATCACCCGCAATGGGTGGGACTTACAGGAATCTGAAAGCAGAGCTTTGGTACAAAGCAAGGGCGTGGCTTGAGGCCAGAGATTGCAAGATGCCAAAGGATGAGGTCTTGATTGCTGAACTGGCCACAGTGCGGTACTCATTCACTTCAAACGGCAAGATCGCCATCGAGGGAAAAGACGAGATCAAGCGCAGAGGATTGCCAAGTCCTGACAAGGCCGATGCCTTTGTCCTGACATTTGCCAGTGACGCGGTGGCAGGGATGTACGGCTCAAGTGGATCAGGAAAGTGGTCTCAGCCCCTGCGCAGAAACCTTGTCAGGGTTGCATAATTCGGGTATTGACAAACCAATGGGGGAAACCTATGAAGATGATGACCAAAGCACAAAAGAAGGTCGGCAAGGTGATGGGCGAGTACAAAGCTGGCAAGCTCCACAGCGGTGGCACTGGCAAAATTGTTAAGAATCCTAAACAGGCCATTGCCATTGCAATGTCTGAGGCAAAGATGCCAATGCGCGGTCAACGCACGGCAAAGAACAAAGGAAAGAAATAATGGCTACCTTACAACGCACCATGGACCAGGTCATGGACAGGGAAGAGGGCGAGGATATGAGCGCAGGCGAGAACTGCCCCATGCCCACGCTAGACATTACCCTCAACCTAAAAAACCGCGCAAAGGCAATCACCAGCGCGGCCTATGGTCCTGAGAATCCCAAACTGCCTAATGAGGCTTTTTGGCGTAAGAAGGCTGACCAGTGGGATGTGAGCATGGATGACGCAAAGCAAAGCCTATGCGGTAACTGCGCGGCATTCAATGTGTCTGACAAGATCAAGAATTGCATTGCAGAGGGTATTGGCATGGAAGCCGACCCATGGGGAACAATCAAGTTGGCCGATCTGGGTTACTGCGAAATCTTTGACTTCAAGTGCGCAGCCAGCCGAACGTGCGATGCATGGGTGGTGGGTGGTCCCAATACGGGTGAGCAAGAGGGTGAAGAATCTGAAAACTATGAAGAAGGAGAAGAGGAATGAAAGCTGGACTTTATGCCAACATTAACGCAAAACAGGAACGGATAGCCAAAGGCAGCAAAGAGAAGATGCGCAAACCAGGCAGCAAAGGCGCGCCATCAGCTGCTGACTTCAAGGCCGCGGCCAAGACTGCAAAGAAGCCAAAGAAATGAAGACTCCGGCTTGGCAGCGTAAAGAGGGTAAGTCACCCTCTGGTGGTCTCAATGCCAAGGGCCGTGCCAGTGCGAAGGCCGAGGGTATGGACCTTAAAGCGCCAGTCAAGTCTGGCGATAACCCAAGGCGCGCATCATTCTTGGCGCGCATGGGCAATATGCCTGGTCCTGAGATGAAGGCCGGTGAGCCGACCAGACTGCTGCTAAGTCTGAAGGCATGGGGTGCAAGCTCCAAGGCTGATGCCAAGGCAAAGGCGGCTGCAATATCTGCAAGAAACAAGGCGAAGAAATGATTTGTCCAATTGTCATTGCCACTGTCAAAGGCCATGGTTTGGCCGTATTGCTCGAATCCATCAGGCAATACGCGCCAGAGTGTCCGGTCTATTTGCGCGGCCCAGAGTCTGTCATCGAACATTTTGATGCCGATTACAAAATTTATGGCCAGCCAAGGAACTTTGGCGATGACTACAACGAGGTGATTGAGGCAGCGCTCAAAGACTGGTCATCATGCATTGTGGCCAATGACGACATAGTGCTGACACCTACCAGCGTGAAGGTGCTGATGGAAGATGTTCAGATCGTGAAAAGCATGAACAGTGTCAAGCCTGGCTGGGTGGCGGCAAGGTGCGATGCGGCACGGCCTATCCAGAATGTGCGAATTAGCAAAGAGGGTGAGAAGCTCAGTGGCTATAAATTCCCGTCTGAAAACTACATCAGAATGAGCCAAGTGGTCAGCCCAATATTTGCATGGATATCAAGTGATGCTTTTTCGGAGGAAAAGTTTCCCCCTCTGAATTGGTACTCAGATGATGTGCATTGTATGGATTTGATAAAAAAAGGCTATGCACATTTTGTGTCAGCCAGTTATGTCCACCACATTGGCAGCAATACCATTGGCATGGAATTCCAAAAACTACATGAGGATGCAATGCCATGGCTTAGAGAAAACAGACCCGAATATGCGAGTGCCTGGTTTGATTCTTAATCTTGGGTCTGGCAAAGACTGGAATCCTGAGTATCTCAATGCAGATATTCAAGCCAGCAAGAATCCTGACTGGCTGGTCGATATCAGCAAAGTCAAGTGGGGCGACACGCTAAAGACTAGGTTTGGGCAGCTGGAGATCGTGCCAGGAATGTTTGAGACCATTGTGGCCAATGATGTGCTGGAACACATCCCCAATCTGGTCGATGCCATGACCAACTGCAAAGAACTTTTGAGGGTGGGCGGTGAGATGCGGATTCATGTGCCGTATGACTTGAGTCTTGGCGCTTGGCAGGATCCCACCCATGTCAGGGCATTCAATGAGAATTCTTGGCGGTATTACACCGATTGGCACTGGTACTTGGGGTGGCCAGATCGGTTTGAGCTAACAACACTGGAAATGCGTCTCTCAAAGGTGGGAGAAGCACTAGAATTGCCACAAGACGAAATTATCCGCACCCCAAGGGCTGTGGACTCCATGTTTGTGGTTCTTACAAAGGTCAAGCCATGATTGAAAATATCACCGAAAATTTATCCACCGACATTGCAGCCACTGAGCCAATGGATGATGCAGAGCTGCAAGCCATTGTCACGCAAGACCTGACCGATGCCATTAGCTATGTGGACAGTGATCTGTCACCCACACGCGCCAAGGGGACTGAATACTATCGCGGTGATTTATTCGGCAATGAGGTCGAAGGCAACAGCAAGGTGGTGGCCATGGAAGTGCGCGACACTGTCTCGGCCATGCTGCCAAGCCTGATGCGTGTGTTTTTCAATTCTGAGAATGTGGTCGAGTTTGCACCCCGTGGCCCAGAAGATGTGAAGATGGCCCAGCAGGCGACAGACTACGCAAACTACGTATTCCAAAATGACAACAACGGGTTTCTGACCAGTTATGCCATCTTTAAAGATGCACTGGTGCGTAAATGCGGCATTGCCAAATTCTGGTGGGAAGACGAAGAGAAGGTCCGAATCGAAGAGTACACGGGCCTAGATGACCAGACCCTAGAGATGCTGATGCAAGAGCCTGGTGCAGAAGTCAAGATTGTGGTGTCTTACCCAGACCCTGCCATTGACGAGGCACAGCTCACAACTGTAGACCCCACCACTGGCCAGCCCATGGTCATGCCTGCACCGATGATCCATGATGTGCAGATCAAGCGCATCACAAAGGATGGCCGGATCAAGATCATGGCCGTGCCACCCGAAGAGCTATTACTGGACAGACGCGCCAGATCGTTTGACGATTCAACCATCATTGCCCACCGGCAAATGGCCACCATGGCTGATTTGTTGGCCATGGGTTATGACCAGGATGAGATCGAAGAGAATATGTCATCGACTGACTTGGACAGCAATGACGAGTATTTAGCGCGCCAGCCATTGAGTACCACTTTTGGTACAAATGACGCTGCAAACCCGATGATGCGCAGAGTGCTTTACATCGAGGCTTATTCCCGCGTTGACTTTGATGGTGACGGCATTGCAGAGCTGCGCAAGGTCTGCTGCATGGGTGGTGGTTATAAGGTGGTGCGTAATCTGCCAGCCAGCTACATTCCATTTGCTGATTTTCCCTGTGACCCAGAGCCACACACAAGTCCACTTGAGGCAATGTCAATTTTTGACATTACCCGCGACTTGCAAGAAATCAAGTCGGAAATACTCAGGAACACATTGGACAGTCTGGCCCAGAGCATTCACCCGCGCACCGCGGTGGTCGAAGGCCAAGTCAACATCGATGATGTCTTGAACAATGAGACTGGTGCAATTATCAGAATGCGAGCGCCTGGCATGGTTCAACCATTGACCACGCCATTTGTGGGTCAGGCCGCATTCCCAATGATGGAATACATGGACCAGATCAAAGAAGATCGCACCGGCATGAGCAAGGCGGCCATGGGTCTGAACGCTGATGCATTGCAGTCAAGCACCAAAGCAGCTGTCAACGCAACGATCAATGCCAGCCAAGGCCGAATTGAGCTGACAGCCCGAATTCTGGCTGAAGGCATGAAAAAGCTATTCAAAGGCATTTTGTTCTTGGCCACAACGCACCAGGACAAAGCCCGAATGGTGCGAATGCGCAATGAGTGGGTGTCTATTGATCCAAGATTCTGGGACACCAGCATGGATGCCAACATCAATATTGCCTTGGGCAATGGCGACACCAACGAGAAACTGCAAGCGCTGATGATGATCATGTCCAAGCAAGAGCAAATTTTGCAACAACTTGGTCCAATGAATCCCCTGGTCACGCCCCAGCAGTTTAGTAATACCCTACGCAAAATCGTAGAGTTATCTGGCTTTAAAGATTCAACCAGCTTTTTCCAGAATATCCCTGCCGACTATGTGCCACCCACACCACCACAAAAGCCAAGCCCCGAAGAGGTGCTGGCTCAAGTGCAGGCCGAGTCGATCAAGGCAGATATCCAGAAGAAAGCGGCAGAGCTGGAGCTAAAGCGCCAGCAGATGATCATGGATGACGATCTGACCCGAGACAAGATGGCTCAGGATTTGTATCTCAAAAAGTATGAAATTGAGTTAAAGTACAAATCACAGATCAGTACAGCCGAAATTGATGCGGCTCAGAATATTGATCGTGAAGCAATGCGTCAGCAGGCATTGTTGGCCCAGCAGCAGGCGGCACAGTTTGTGTCCCAGCCGCAGCCACCAGTGCCTGAGATGATGCCCCCATCAACCTTTCAAGGAATGGCACAGTAAGTGACAAACGAAGACCTAGTAAACAAAGGCCGAAAGGCCAAGCAGCTGCTAGAGGATGAAACCCTCAGTGCAGCGATTACAAAATTAGAGAGCGACCAACTTTGGCTGTTTCGATCATCGAAACCCGAAGAGTCTGTGAAACGCGAAACGGCATGGTGCATGTTGCAGGCCATTGATGGCCTACGGCAAGAGCTGATCAAGATCATGGACAACGGAAAAATTGCACAGAACGCTATCAGCAGATCACAGAAAAACCTAATTTAAGAAAATACTATGGCAGAAATACAAGCAATGAATATGGTCGATGCGACCAGTGCTATCTCGGCAATGTTGGCCCCCGAAAAGGGACAAGCAGAACTTGACGAGACGCAGCCAGCCGAAGAGTCTGAAGAGGACTTAGAGGCAGCGGCTTCTGAAGACAATGACTCTGATGTGGAAGACGCGTCAGACGAAGAGTCATCAGAGGAACAGTCAGGGGAAGAGGAAGAGACCGAAGAGGGCGAACAGCCACAGACTTTCACTGTCAAAGTTGACGGCAAGGAAGTTTCTGTCACGCTAGACGAACTCCAGAAGGGCTACTCAAGGACTCAGGACTACACTCGGAAAACGCAGCAGATTGCCGAAGTGCGAAAGCAAGTCGAGCAAGAGACGTATGCAGTCCGAGCCGAACGTGAGCAATATGCTCAATTGTTGGGAGCATTGCAAGCCCAACTTCAGTCTTCAGAGCCTCAAATCGATTTGGAACGTCTTTATCACGAAGACCCTATCGAGTGGGTGAGGCAAAAGGAAGTCATGCGGGAGAGACAAGAGAAATTAGGTGCTATTCAGTCTGAGCAGCAACGACTCTCTCAAGTGGCCCAGTATGAACAGCAGCGCGCCATGGAAGCCCAACTTGCCAGCCAGCAAGAAGCTCTCTTGGCAGCCTTACCTGATTGGAAAGACCCAAAGAAGGCAAAGGCCGAAAAGGCGCTGGTGATTGAGTCTGCAAAGGCAGCAGGCTTTACCGATGAAGACTTGAAGAGCGTTTACGACCACCGGCTGGTTTTACTGCTGCGCAAAGCGGCATTGTTTGACCAGATGGTAAGTAAGCGCCAAGGCATTAAGCCTGTGGTGAACAATGGCCCACGACCAGCCAAGCCTGGTGCAGCTGGTCGGGTTTCGACAACAACTGAGGGTGTGCGAGCAAAGCAGCGTCTTGCAAAAACTGGCCGTATCGATGATGCGGCTTCTGCAATTGAACTTTTATTGAAATGAGGAAATTATGGCTATTGTTAGCAACACGTTCCTGACTTACTCTGCAAAGGGTATTCGGGAAGATTTGAGCAATGTGATTACAAACATTGCTCCCGAAGAAACACCTTTCATGTCCAACATTGGCCGTGAAAATGTTTCTAACACTCTGTTTGAATTCCAAACAGATACGCTTGCCGCTGCTGCCGCAAATGCACAACTTGAGGGTGACGATGTTGCATCGTTTGACTCAGTGACTGCTACTGTGCGCGTGCAGAACTACTGCCAAATCAGCCGCAAGACAATCGTTTTGTCAGCGACTGAAGAGGTGGTTAACAAGGCAGGCCGTAGAAGCGAGCTGGCTTATCAGATTGCAAAACGCGGTTCTGAGCTGAAGCGAGACCAAGAATTCATCATGTTGTCAAACACTGGTGCGGTTGCTGGTGACTCGACTACTGCGCGTAAGACGGGTTCTTTGACGGCCTTTTTGAAGACCAACATTGATTTTGACACTACCAATGGTGTAAGCCCAACTTACACGACCTTGCCAAGCACTGCCCGTACCGATGGCACTGTGCGCACATTTACTGAAACCATTCTCAAGAATGTGATTCAGAAAGTGTGGACTGCTGGTGGAACACCAAAAATCCTGATGGTTGGCCCTGTCAACAAGCAGCGCGTTTCTGGTTTCACCGGCATTGCTTCTAGCCGTTTCAACGTTGATGGAGGCGCAAAGCCAGCTACCTTAATTGGTGCGGTTGATATCTACGTCAGTGATTTCGGCAATGTGTCTGTAATTGCAAACCGCTTCCAGCGTGAGCGTGATGCGTTTGTGCTTGACCCTGACTACGCTAAGATGGTTGTGCTGCGCCCTTACCAGCAAATCGAATTGGCTAAAACGGGCGATGCCGACAAGAGACTTTTGATCGTTGAATTTGGATTAAAAGTGTTGGCAGAAAATGCCCATGGTCTGGCAGCAGACCTGGTTACTTCTTAATCGAAGGTAAACGGAAAGGGCCAGGGAAACTTGGCCCTTTTTTAAAATGATTCACAAAAGATTATTGAGCGAAAACAAAGATCAAGGCATCAAACGCTATTGGCATGAGAATGCCGAAACTGGCGATGTGACGATCCAAACAGAACAAGATGTGACTGCGGTGGTGGAGGCCAACAAGGCCATCTATAACGCCACAGACGAGAAGTCCAACTGGAATGGTGAGTGGCACTTGGTGGCATCCATCCCCGAAGCGCTTTATTACAAGATGAAGGCCGAGGGCAAGATCGATGACCAGGAGTATATGAAGCGCTGGCTCAACGACTCCGACAACCAATTTTTTAGAACTAGACCTGGGAAAGTATGAACTACATTGCAGTCTGCACGCCAGCACGGGACATGGTCCACACCATGTACAGCTACGACTTGGTGAATATGGTCGCGTATCACACACTGAACACAAATGACGCTGTAAGCCTCAAGATCAGCCAAGGCACTCTGATTGCTAATCAGAGGGCAGAGCTGTCACTAGACGCAATGCGCGAGGATTGCAGCCACATCCTGTTTATTGACTCCGATATGCGGTTTCCACAAGACATGATCGGGCGGCTTATCAAGCATGACCTAGATATTGTGGCTACCAACTGCGCCAGGCGCAGAATGCCAACTGGCCCGACAGCGCAGCTCTACAAAGAGAATGGCGAAAGGGAATTGGTCTGGACCATGCCAGAGTCCACCGGCCTGCAAGAGGTGGGGTCTGTGGGGATGGGTGTCATGCTTATCAAGGCCAATGTTTTTAAGGCATTGGCCGAGCCTTGGTTTGAAACACCTTGGCGACATGATAAAAGAGGCTACATTGGTGAGGATGTTTATTTTTGCCAAAAAGCAGCGGCTGCTGGCTTTAAAATATGGATTGACCACGATGTCTCCAAAGAGATTGGACACATTGGGACTTTTGAATTCAAGCACGACCACACCTGGGTGATGAAAGAAATAGAGGCAGTCTGATGGCACTAACAACCTACGCGGAACTCAAGACATCCATTGGTGACTGGCTCAACCGAGCCGACCTGACCACTGTCATTCCTGACTTTATCTCTCTGGCCGAGGCACAAGTGGAACGTACACTGCGCACCAGGCAGATGATTGTCAGGGCCAATGCGTCTTTTGATGCGCAATATGGTGCTGTGCCTGCTGACTTTTTAGAGACCAAATCCCTCAAGCTCACAAGCACAAACCCCCAGACCCCTTTGCAGTTTTTGAGCATTGATGCCTTGGACAATGAGATGACCAAATACACGGCCAGCGGCAAGCCTAAATTTTTTGGCATTGTTGGTGGCCAATTTAGAATTGTCCCGACACCAGACGCAAATTACACAACTGAGCTGACCTATTACGCGAAGTTGTCAAAGTTATCAAATAGCAACACGACCAACTGGCTTTTGACATCAAACCCCGACATTTATCTGTATGGATCATTGCTCCAGGCTGCACCATACTTGCAAGATGATGCGAGAATCCAGACATGGGCAACACTCTATGAGCGCGCCTTGAATGATTCACAAACTGCCGATGATCGAAGTGCATCTTCTGGTGGTGCATTGCTGACCCGTGCAAAGACTTTTGGATAAGGACTAGACCATGTCATCTTTTACCGACTACACCGAAAACCTAGTTTTAACCTGGCTATTGACCAATGGCTCGGCCACACGCCCCACGGCTTGGTATATCGGCCTATTCACGGCTGCACCCAGTGACACTGGTGGCGGCACTGAGGTGTCTGGCAGCGCCTATGCGCGAGTGGTGACTGGCACGATCACGATCTCTGGCACAAGCCCCACAAACGCAACCAATGCAGCGGCCATCGAGTTTGCAGCTGCTTCTGGTGGTAACTGGGGATCAATTGGCTGGGCAGGCATTTTTGATGCATCTACTGGCGGCAATCTATTAGCCTGGGCGGCACTCACAACTGCACGCACCATCAATGATGGCGATGTGCTGCGCATCCCAGCTGGCGACCTTGACGTTACCCTGACATGACATGGCAGCCTATGGTCTTGGCCCGTATGGACAAGGGAACTATTCCTATGGCGTAAGCCTTGGGGCAGCAACCTTTGCCGCATCTAGCACTGCGGCAGTTGACGCAAAACGCATCTGCATAGGTGCGTTTTCTGTTTCTGCCTCTAGCACAGAGACAGTCAGCGCCAATGTCGTTAAGACGGCCTCATTTTCGGTTTCAGCGTCTAGCAGTGCATCAGCTGCTGCACAACGCATTGCCATTGCATCGGCCACGGCCTCTAGCACCAGCTCCATGGCCACAAGCGCCTTGCGCTATGCCATAGGTGCATCGACATTCGCGGCAAGCTCTAGCGCCAGCTTTGCGGCCAGACGGGTGGCCATTGGTGCATTCACATCCACTGACACAAGCACCATGTCTGTCAATGGTGTCAGAGTCCCACTCATTCAAATCCTGATTGAAGACTTTGCCACGATGACTGTGGCCACCAGCGTGATCGTTAACCAGGCGGTGCTGATACAGGCTCAGTCTGGCATGAGCATCAGCGCGACTAGAAGACAAAGCGCTGCCATCAATTTCACTTGCCAGTCATCCATGACGATTGCCGGCAATCTAAAATGGGTGGTAGAGAGTGATACGGCAGAAACATGGAATGCGATCTCTGACAATGCAGAGACTTGGACACCGATCACAGACACATCAGAAACATGGGATGCAATTGCTGACAGCAGTGAAACTTGGACTGCAATTGCGGATAATAGCGAAACTTGGCAAATAGCCGCATAGGGGTAAATATGGCAGATACAACCACAACGAATCTATTACTGACGAAACCAGAGGTCGGTGCATCCACTGATACCTGGGGAACGAAAGTCAATACAGACTTAGACTTGATTGACGCATTGTTTGATGCAGGCCCAGTGCTAAAGGTCGCAAAGGGTGGCACGGGTGTCGGCACAAGCACAGGCTCTGGCAACAATGTATTGTCAACAAGCCCGACATTGGTGACACCGGCCCTTGGGACACCAAGCGCATTGGTGGGAACGAACATAACAGGCACAGCAGCCAACTTCAACATCAATGGTACTGTGGGTGCTACAACGGCTTCTACTGGTGCGTTTACAACCCTAACAACATCTTCTACAGTTACACACAATGGTGGAACAGCCAACGGAGTAACCTATCTCAATGGTTCAAAGGTTCTGACAAGTGGCTCTGCGCTAGTGTTTGATGGTACTAATTTGGGTGTGGGAGTTACTCCGAGTGCTTGGGCGACATTAACAGCATTGCAAATTAAAAATGGCTTTATAGCCGGTCTTAATAATCGTGTTTATGTTGGTGCAAACAATTATTACGATGGTTCAAATGCCAGATACATAGCCACAGATTTTGCAACAAGATACTTTCAAAATGCAGGTCAGCATATTTGGGAAACAGCCCCATCAGGCACAGCAGGGGGTGCTGTCACCTTTACTCAGGCGATGACTCTGGATGCAAGTGGGAATTTAGGTATTGGTACAACTTCGCCTAGTAGTAAACTATCTGTAAATAGTGGCTCAACACAAACTGCTGTTAATTTTACTAGCACATCAACTGCCGTATTTTTTGCTCTTGTAAATTCTGGGTCACAAACTTTTATTGGTAACGACTCAACAAGTGGTTCGTTTGTTGTTCAAACACCATCTGGCGGTTACAGCACAAAACTTATTGTTGATAACTCGGGCAATGTAGGTATTGGTAATAGTTCGCCATCTGCAAAACTTGATATAACTTCTTCAGGACAATTGCTTGCTAACTTTAATAGCACAAACGCATCTGCTGGATATATTCAATTTCAATCAAGCACTACAAATTACGGCTATGCAGGTTCAGCAGCAACACTAAGTAGTGGAAGTTCAACTGACTTTGCAATTAGGTCACAAAACAACTTAGTTTTTACAAGTGGTGGTGGCTCAGAACGAGCCAGAATAGACTCTAGCGGTAACTTTCTGGTGGGGACTACGAGTGCTTTTGTAAGTTCAAAAGTATCAGTTTCTACTGATGGGGCAAATGGTGTTGCAAGCACACAAGCAACTGCTGGTGGTTATTGTTTTAGAGCAAATGCATTAACCAATGGTGGTGTTTATTATTTATTTGCATTCACTGCAAACACAAGTGACGTAGGTTCAATTACATCAAACGGAACTACCACAACTTACGCTGTCACATCTGATTACAGATTAAAAACTGTTACTGGTGCTGTAACTGGACATGGCGCAAGAATTGATGCGCTTGAGCCTGTTGAGTACACATGGAACTCTGACGGCTCACGCACTCGTGGTTTCTTGGCTCACAAGTTTCAAGAAGTCTATGCTAATAGCGTTACGGGAACAAAAGACGCAGTAGATGCGGATGGAAAACCAAAATATCAACAAATGCAAGCAAGCACTTCAGAAGTCATTGCAGACCTTGTTGCTGAAATTCAATCACTACGTCAGCGTCTTTCTGCCGCTAATCTTTAAAAGGAAAATATCATGACAAACTGGACTATCTCAACACTTGAGCGTGAAACCTCAAACGGCTTTGTAACGACTGCTCATTGGCAAGCCACAGCAGTAGATGGAGAGTATTCAGCCTCTATTTACTCAACTTGCTCATGGTCAGAAGGAACACCAACGATTCCCTATGCAGACCTGACACAAGAAACAGTCCTTGGTTGGGTATGGGCTAATGGCGTTGATAAACAAGCCACAGAAGATGCTCTGGCTGCTAACATTGCTTTGCAGAAAGCACCAGTAACGGCTTCTGGCACACCTTGGGGTCAAGCATGAAGCTAGAGTTAGACATTAACGAAATCAACTTTGTTTTGCAGACATTGGGAAACCTCCCATCGTCTAGTGGCGTATGGCCTCTGATTCTTAAAATCAAAGAGCAAGCAGAAACTCAGTTACCTAAAGACGCACCAACGGAGTGAGTTATGGAAAACGAAGTCACCCACAAGCAAATCTACGACAGGCTGGTTGAAGTTGAAGCCAAGGTGGATAGCATAGACCAGAACACTAAGGGTCTGGTAGAGGCTATAAAGGCTCTTGATGGGGCTTTTAAGGTCTTGGGATGGATTGCTTCTGCTGCCAAGCCTATTCTGTGGGTGGGCGGTTTAATCATGGCTGCTGGTGCTGTTTGGCAGACTTGGATTAAAAAATGAAAGATTGGGCCGTGGCATTCATTGCTGCGGCCTGCATTACTGTATTTGTAATTTGGTGCAGTTTTGTCATTGTTTTGATGTGGCCATGATCTATGCTTTGGTCCTATTAGCAGCAACCACAGAATATCGATGCACCAGGTGGACATGGACTGGTGATGTCTACAATCGAAGGGTTGTTTGCCTTGAGTGGAAAAAGGTAGAAAAGAAATGATTCCCATCGATCCAATGACAGCCCTGGCAGGGATACAAAGCGCCATCAGCATGGTCAAGAAGGCAGCTAATGTTGCCCAAGACCTTTCTTCTTTAGCACCCGTAATTGGCAAACTTTTCGATGCCAAGTCAACTGCTACCAAGGCCATGCTGCAAGCCAAGCAGTCTGGCAAGGGTTCCAACATGGGAACGGCCTTGCAGATCGAGATGGCACTGGAGCAAGCCAGGGCATTTGAGGAAGAGCTAAAAATGCTTTTCATGCAGACCGGCAAGATTGACGTTTGGCAGAAGATTAAAGCCCGACAAGCAGAGATGGACTTGGCAGACGCTAAAGAGATAAGTGCTTTGAAGAAGGCAGAGAAAGAAGCCAAACAGAAAGAGCAAGAGCAGCTGGAGATTGGTTTGGCCATTGGCGGCATATTCTTTGTCTTATTTCTGGTGTTTGTTGGCGTGAATGAATTGATGACATTCTGCGAGACAACAAGAAGGTGTGGTCGGTGAATGAGTATCAGAAGACCTTTGACCTATGCCTCAAGATATTCGTTTATGGGTGTGTGGCTTTATATGCCCTTGGATTTCTCAAATTTTTGCCGGATGACTTGTCGGACCGGATCGTTAACTTGCTGCTGGGCAGAATAGGATTAGGCAAATGAGATATTTATTGCTTCTTTTGCTGCTAACTGGCTGTGACGAAAAATATCGCTACAAGTGCCAGAATCCTGACAATTTTCATGCTTTAGAGTGCCAGAAACCTAGATGCCAATTTACTCAGACTTGCCCAGAGTATTTGGTCGCACCAATTTTGGAGAAAAAGATTGAAGAAGTTAAACCTAACAACTGAAGAGATCGAGGTAAGAATTTGGGCATTTGTTGTGATTGCAGTCACACTTATCCTCACATTTATCGTCATTTCTCTTTTGTACTCAGTGACCTTTGTCACCCAGCCCATCAAATCAATGGCCCCCATTGACCAGGCTTACACAAAGATGCTGAACGATATCGTTCTATTGATTGTGGGCGGCATTGGCGGTGTTATCGGTAAACGGGCAATGACTTCTAGGCAGCAGCCACCACCCATGGGCCAGCCAATGTGCCAGCCCATGCAGGGTTACGGCCAATATGGCTACAGCAACAATCACGGGTTTAATGCCACCACCAATGGCATACCAAACCAGCCATTTGGTGCAATGCCCAAGTGGACCAATCCAGAGCTAGATGAGTCTTGGACCCCTGGTCCACCACCAGACACGCCACCGGAACATCTTGAAGATGACCATGAGCGCGAGCAGCTGGCACAGGCAAGAAAAGAGGCTGAGTAATGTTTGGCATACCCATACCATATTTGATATTGGCAATCGGCATTGCCTTGTTTGGTTCTTACCGAGGTGGCTATCACTTTGGCTGGGAAGACAGGGACAATGACATGAAGATTGCCATTGCCCAAAAGAATGATGAAGCCCGTGAACTTGAAAAAAACATGACATCTAAACTGTCAGACCAAGAAACCAAATTGAGAAAGGCCCAAGATGATATTAAAAAGAAACAGTCTGCTATGCATGAGCTTGCTCGCACTGGCCGGTTGCGCCTCCCAGCCCCAAGTTGTCCACAAGCCAGCACAAGTGCCACCATTGCCACAGGAAATAGCAACACCGATGCAAGCGAATCTGAGCGACAGACTATTGAAGCTCTTATCGATATCGCAGCCGATGGAGACAGAGCTATCACCAAGCTCAATGCCTGCATCAACGCCTATAACGAAGTGAGGGTTTTAGTCAATGGTCAATAGTGAACAACTGGCCCAATTGCACATTGGCCCAGAGTGGGTGGATGCCCTTAATGAAACATTCCAGCGCTTTGACATTTCAACGCCACTGCGCCAGGCTGCCTTTATCGGCCAGTGTGGCCATGAGTGTGCAAATTTCAAAATCTTGGAAGAGAACTTAAATTACAGGGCAGAGGCTTTGCAAAAGCTCTGGCCCAAGCGCTTTGACGCGGCCAAGGCCCAAGCCTGCGCAAGAAACCCCAAGCTCATTGCAAACACTGTCTACAGCAACCGAATGGGTAACAGGGATGAGGCCAGTGGGGATGGCTATCGTTTCCGAGGCCGTGGCTGCATTCAATTGACTGGGTCTGCCAACTATCACCATGCAGGCAAAGCGCTTGGCGTGGATTTGATCATGCAGCCCGAACTGGTGGCCACGCCCCAGTATGCTGCGCTCACTGCCGGATGGTTTTGGGACACCCACAAGCTCAACCAGTATGCAGACAGCCAAGACTATAAAACCTTAACCAAGAAGATCAATGGCGGTTTTATTGGCTTAGAAGATAGAATTAAGCATATAAATGAAGCACTTTCAGTGCTTACTTAAATTAAATTGACATAAAAGTCATATAAGGTGCTGATATGTCTAACATTCCAACACCACAAGACTCCGCGCTTTTTGCACAAAGTGTGCGGAAGTGGCAGCAAGTGCTTAATCTTGGCGACTGGCGTATCGAGAAGGGTTTGAAGCCTGCAAAGAATGCCATGGCTTCAGTGGAATTCAATGAAGGGGCCAGACTGGCCACATATCGTTTGGGTGACTTTGGTGCTGAAAAGATCACCCCAGAATCTTTAGACCAGACAGCCCTGCATGAATTGCTTCATGTCTTTTTGCATGACCTTATGACAGTGGCCCAAGACCCTAAGTCATCTCAGGATGAGATTGAGGCTCAAGAGCATAGGGTGGTCAATCTGCTAGAAAAATTACTCTCTAAGGATTCTCATGGGCGCTCATAACGAAACTTGCACGGACATGGAATTTATCCAACTGTGGGGTGAACTTCAGTCTGCAACAAAAATTGCCGAACATCTTGGCATCAATACCAGAGCAGCGCATTTGCGCAGAAGGTGGATTGAAGAGCATTACAAAATGAAACTTAATGCCAAAGACCATCGAGGCGCTTTGTATGACAAAAACAGACCCAAGTCATTTAGTCCACTAAAGCAAGTTGAGCTTGGAATGCTAGATGGCACTGTGATTGTTTTCTCTGATGCCCATTTCATACCTGGTCAAAGGTCCACGGCCTTTAAGGGCTTACTGTGGGCCATTCAAGAATTCAAGCCCCATGTCGTGATTTGTAATGGTGATGCGTTTGATGGGGCTTCAATAAGCCGTCATAACGTAACTGAACAACCAGCGACTACTGTTATTCAAGAGCTTAAAGCTACGCAAGGTGCGTTGGGTGAGATCGAGGAAGTGGCCAAGGCAGCTAGGCACAATGTAAAGCTATTGTGGACATGGGGCAATCATGACGTTAGATTTGGCAATCGACTGGCCCAGCACGCACCACAATTTAAAGAAGTATTGGGTTTTAAACTGACAGATCACTTTTTAGATTGGGACTTCTGCTGGGCAGTATGGCCCACTGAGCAGTGCATCATCAAGCACCGATACAAAGGTGGAATTCATGCCACCCACAACAACACTGTGAATGCTGGCGTATCGGTGGTGACTGGCCATTTGCATTCATTAAAAGTGACGCCATTTGCTGACTATAACGGCAATCGTTTTGGGGTAGATACCGGAACATTGGCAGAGACTGATGGGCCGCAATTTACCTATGCCGAGATCAATCCAAGCAATCACCGATCAGGCTTTGCAATTTTGAATTTCTTCAATGGTCGATTGCTTTGGCCAGAGCTGGCCCACAAGTTTGATGAGGATTTGATCGAGCTTAGGGGGTGTGTCTATGATGTGAGCCAATTTTGAGTGCCTGGCTGATTATTCTGACTGGCGCGATCTATGCCTACATTGCTGCTGAACAACTCTACAGAGGCAATCCATCTATGGCAATGGTCTATGCAGGCTACGCATTTTCAAATGTGGGGCTGTACTTGATGGCCAAGTAAGCCCCATCAGGAATCAAACTTCTGTGGTTTCTTCTTCTTCAGTGTCTTCAAAGTCTTCTTCATCAAGGTCAATTGCTTCATATTCAACTGCCCAGCCGTGTTCTTCTTGAAAAGCAATGAAATCTTTGATGATCTCAATTTTGTCGAAATCCCACGTTTCAATCGTAATTTTCTCACTTTCGTGAAAACCTAATTCCATTTCAAATTTCATGACATTCCCCAGTTAAAGCAGCCGATTGCTGCAAAATTATCGTAGTCCGATTTTGTGTCAATGAAAAGACTTATCCATTGGGGGCTGTTTAGGGCAAAATCAAGCCATGGCCAATGTCAAGCAACAATTAGAGTCCCCATCTATACCGAGTCTGGGTTTCCCGCCAGAGGCGTATGAGCGCAGGCACTTGAATGAAAACTATGGCGCTTTAAACAATTACTTCAGAAAACTGACGACAGTGCTGGGGTCTCTGTTTGGACCCAAGGGTGGCAAGTTTATGAACAACCCCCATGGGGCATTTCAAGACTCAACCGACCAAACAGCTGCCAACACCACCACGGCCTATGCGGTCACATTCAACACGACAGACTTTTCCAATGGCGTGACAATAGCCAGCAACTCTCGGATCACTGTGGCCGATGCCGGAATCTGGAACTTGCAGTTTTCCATTCAGTTTAAGAACACCACAAACGATGGTCAAGATGTGGATATTTGGTTTCGTAAAAATGGAACAAATATCGCAAACTCAAACAGCAGATTTCACTTGTCACAAAGAAAATCGGCAGGCGACCCAAGCCATTTGATTGCAGCCATGAATTTTTTTGTAAGCCTGGCAGCCAACGATTATGTTGAAATTATGTGGCGCACCACCAGCACTGATGTAAGTATTGAACATTTCAACGCTAGCACCAGCCCCACACGGCCAGCAGTACCATCAGCCATTGTCACAATGAGCTTTGTGTCCAACTTACCAACAATATAGCCATGTACTTACCACTCAAATTACCCCCAGGCATTTATAGAAACGGCACTGAGTACCAGGCAGCAGGCCGGTGGTATGACGCAAATCTTGTGCGCTGGTATGAGAACACTTTGCGGCCCATGGGTGGCTGGAGAAAACGTGCTTCTGGCCAGATGTCTGGTCTTTGCCGAGGCTTTATTACTTGGCGCGATAACAGTGCCAACCGATGGATTGCTGCTGGAACGCACACAAAGCTCTATGCCATGAATGAGGCTGGAACACTCAAAGAAATCACGCCCACTGGCTTCACAGCTGGCATTGCGGATTCATTGTCAAAGACCGGCTATGGCTACAGCACCTATGGCACTCTGGCCTATGGCACGGCACGACCAGACACTGGCTTGATCACCCCAGCCACCACATGGTCCATGGACACATGGGGCGAGTATTTGATTGCTTGCTCCAATGCCGATGGCAAAATATATGAGTGGCAATTAGGCTTCACAACCCCCACATTGGCAGCGGCAATCACCAATGCCCCAACGAGTAACAAGGCTATTTTGGTGACTGCCGAGCGAATTCTGTTTGCCCTTGGCGCTGGTGGAAACCCACGCAAAGTGCAGTGGTGCGACCAAGAAAACAATACCCTTTGGACACCAGCTGGCGACAATCAGGCAGGCGACTATGAGCTGGCCACGCCTGGCACACTTTTGGCCGGTAAGCGCGTTAAGGGTGTAAACCTACTGTTTACAGATGTCGATGTCCACACGGCCCAGTATGTTGGCGCTCCATTTGTCTATGGCTTTGAGAAGGCTGGCTCTGGCTGCGGTCTCATTTCAGCCCAAGCGGTGGCGGCCATTGACACTGCTGCCATTTGGATGAGCAAGTCTGGCTTTTGGATTTATGACGGCTATGTCAAGCCACTGCCAAGCGATGTGTCGGACTATGTCTTTGGCAATATCAACTTTAACCAGGCATCCAAAGTCTATGCGGTCCATAACAGTAAGTTTGGTGAAATCTGGTGGTATTACCCAAGCAGTGGAAGTAATGAGAATGACAGTTATGTCACCTATAACTACAGAGAAAACCACTGGAACATAGGCACATTGGCCAGAACTGCCGGCACTGATGCTGGCGTGTTTGCCAACCCCTTGGCCGTTTCAACTGACGGGTTTATCTACGAGCATGAGGTCGGTTTTGCTTATGACAGCGCCAGTCTTTATGCCGAGTCTGGCCCAGTGCAATTGGGCAATGGCGACAACATCATGTCTGTCAGGCAAGTGGTCCCAGATGAGCAGACCTTGGGTGAGGCGGTGGTTTCATTCAAAACCCGTAATTACCCCACAGGCACACAATCCACATTTGGACCCTATACGGCAGCCAACCCGACTGATGTCCGGTTTGCAGCGCGCCAGGTCAACATGAAGGTGACTGGCAACACTTTGGCCGACTGGCGAATTGGGGTGATGCGGCTTGATGCAGTCCCAAGTGGTAAGCGATGAGTGACCAAGAACATTTGGATAGGCTACGCCACCATGTGGAGGCTGCCTTAGAATACAGTGGAGGCACACATAATTTTGACGATGTCGCTGAGATGGTCGGAGATCACAGATTACAGCTGTGGCCAGCCAAAGACTCGGTGGTATTGACAGAGATCATTGTCTACCCACAGTTAAAGAATTTGCACTATTTTCTGGCTGGTGGCGACCTAGATGAACTCTCAAGGATGCGACCATTGATCGAATCCTGGGGCAAGTCAATTGGTTGCACCAGGGTGACTTTGGCAGGCCGAAGAGGCTGGGCAAAGACATTTTTAAAAGATGAAGGTTACAGCCCACAATGGACTGTAATGGCAAAGGATTTATAGGGGAAAAACATGGCTACTGTGCAAGAGTTATATCAACAAATTCTAGGCCGCGAACCAGAGCCAGCTGGCTTGCTTTATTGGGAAAACCAATTTGGTGGTCAAGTTGATCCAGCAGAAGTGGAAAGATTTCAAGCGGCTGCGGCCTCTGAATTAGCGCAACGACAAGCGGAATCTGCTGCTGCTTCAAATGCGGCTGCTCCTGTCTCTAGCGGTGGCGCTGCTGCAAATGTTGAGGCTTTGTACGAGTCACAACTTGGAAGGGCTCCTGACCCTGGTGGCCTTGCTTATTGGACCAATAAATTTGGGAATGAAATTGATGCCAATGAGGCAGCCCAATTTCAAGCAGCTGCTGCAAGAGAATTAGCTCAAAGATCAAGCCAACAAGCTGTCGAGGCTTTATATGCGTCACAACTTGGAAGGGCTTCTGATCCAAGCGGTCTTGCCTACTGGACCAATAGATTTGGCAGTGATATTGATGCCAATGAATTGGCAGAATTTCAAGCGGCTGCTGCAAGAGAAGTAGCAGCCAGAACAGCCAGTGCTGTTGTGCAGCCTCCGCGAGTAACAACGCCACCACCAAGACCAGTAACACCAACACCAACACCAACACCAACACCAACACCGCGAGTGACAGCACCACCACCAGGAACACCACCACCAGGAACACTACCACCACCAACGCGAGTGACGCAACCACCAGTATATTCGGGTGGTACTGGCGGCACATTTATTGGCGGTGGAAGCCCAGGCTATACAAGTTTTATGCCGTTTTCAAATGCAGGCCAAGGTCTTGCTGAAAATTTTGCAAACTACCAGTCAATTCCAATTGGCTCGCAATACAACCCAGGAGTGACTGCTGGCGGTTTTTCCCCATACGAGCAAGTCATGGGCCAGATGAGACCACTTGGCAACCCATACGCAAATGTCATGGCAGGCCAAGCAATGGGTGGCTATGACCCTGCTTTGTATGACCAAATTCTTGCGAATAATGCGGCAAGAGCTGTGGCTGCAAATGCCAACATGACTTTGGCCGACTACTATGCCGGTGGCGGTGGTGGCGACAGTGGCGATGGTGGTGGTGGTGGTGATGGCAATACTGGCGGTGGACCAGGCACTGGCGCTGCTGGTGATGCGGCATTTGCCAAAGGTGGCATAGTGCGCAATTTGCTTGGTCCTAATCCCCCTGGCCCTGATGATGGTGCTGGATATTTACAAAATGGAGAATATGTGATCAAGAAGTCTTCAGTCAACAAGTATGGCCGTGGACTTCTGGACATGATCAACGAAGGCAAAGTGCCTGCCAAGAAAATGAAATCTTTACTCGGATAAGGTGGCGATATGTCAAAAGGTGGAACAACAACCTCAACAAGCTCCATTGATCCACAGATCAAAGAAGCATTCTTGGCCAACTTTCAGCAAGCACAAAATGTTGCTGGCGCATTGCCGGTGCAGCAGTTTGCTGGATATAACCCAATATATCAGGCAGGCGAGGAAGCTCTGGTCAACACGGCCCTCGCTGGCCCAGGTATTACTGGCACAGACTTGGCCGCACAAATGGCGGCTTATGGCGGTATTTATCAGCCTGCACAGCTTACAGCGCAGCAGACCAATTTGGGCATGACTGGACCAGGGTCAATTGGCTCTTACATGAATCCATATACAAGCATGGTGCGTGAAAACGCACTGGCTGATTTGGAGTCTGCAAGACGCGCTGCCATTCAGCAGACTGGTGAACGCGCCACACAAGCCCGTGCTTTTGGTGGATCACGCCAAGGTGTGGCCGAGGCTCTGACTAACCAAGGGTTTGCCAAGCAGGCTGCCAACCTTGGGACAACTTTGAATGAGCAGGCATTTAACCAGGCCATGGCCATGCAGCAGGCCGACATTGGCCGCAGATCAGCAGCCGACATTGCCAATCAGCAAGCAGGCTTGCAAGGTGCGCAATTGCGATTAGGTGGTGCAAGCCAGCTAGGAAGTCTTGCTGCACAGCAACAAGCATTGCGTCTTGGTGGCGCTCAAGCGGTCATGGGTGCTGGCGGTGCGCGTCAGGCTTTGGACCAGCAACAAATGGATGCAATCCGAAACATTGGCTTGCAGCGTTTGGGTGTGGTCCAGTCATCTCTTGGTGCGCAGCCTGCCAACCTTGGCATGGTGGCACAAACTCCATACAGCCAGAATGTGGGCGCTGGCGCTCTTGGTGGTGCATTGGCCGGTTCTCAATTGGCTGGCACTCTTGGTCTTACAGCTGGCACTGGTGCTGGCCTTGGCGCATTGCTTGGTCTGATCTAATATGCCCAACAACCCAACACCAGAGCCACAACGCTACGCTAACGCGCAGCTCATGGCTTTGCTTGATCCCTCAAGCAAGCGTGACACCATCCTGATCACGCCTGGATCACCGATGCCGTCTCGCATCCCTGATGGGCTGACAGTGGCTGAGACAAGCCGAGGCATTGTGATCACCAGTGACCCAGCAAAGGTCAAGATCATTGACCAAGGGTCTGAGAAAGATGTGGGCATGGCGCTGTTTGGCTATGCATACGATCAGGCCAAAGGCTTTGACAATGTGGCGGTGGCCATGGATAAAAACAGAACACCGGTGGCAGAACTGGCCATCAAGCCTGGTCAAGAAAGACGGGCCATGAGGGCTGCGTCTTTGCTTGCACCAGATACAGGATCAACTAACATGATGAGCAGAGGCGATGTGGTCAACACCCGTCTCAAAGGTTTATTGGATTAAGGTGGAAATATGGCTACTCAATTTGATTTTGCAAGTTTAGGCAATATATTTGGTGGGATGCCTGGTGCAACACCAACGGGTCTTGACGCATTGCTGACAGAAGATCAGCGTAAGCTCTTGGGCCGTAATGCTGCACTGTCAGCAGCCGGTGCATTGCTCCAAGCCAGTGGCCGAAGTGCAGTCCCTATCAGCATGGGCCAAGCGCTTGGATCAGCTTTGCAGGCTGGCCAGCAAGGTTATCAGCAGGCTAGAGCTGGCTCTTTGCAAGATTTGCTTTTGGGTGCAAAACTTAAAGAGATGCAAACAGCCCAAGATTTGCAAAAGCAAGTCGCTGGGGTATTGACTGGTCCTGCACCAACTGTATTGAGTCCAGAGATGCAAGCCTTGGCTGCGCCTGGTATGCAAGCTGGCCCAACTATGGCCCGTGCAGAACTGGCCTCAAATATTCCACAGCCAAGTGCCAATGAAATTAAGGCTGCCCAATACCAGAGGATTGCAGACATTTATGCAGCAGCTGGCAAAGGTGAAGACGCAAAGCGCTATCAAGACATTGCCAGAGATTTAAACCCAAGGGCTGAAGTTGTTGGCCAGCCATTTGAGGTGACTGACCCCAAAGGCAATCCCATCTTGGTCCAGCAATATAAGTCTGGTGACATCAAGACAATGCAAGGCTTTGGTCCAAAGCGCGATGTCGTCTTGCAGAATCTTGGTGGTCAGACTGTGGCTGTTAACAAGTCATCATTAAAAGGTGGCGAAACATTTGCCCAGACAATGACACCAAGCGAGATTGCAAATCTTGGTATTGCCAGAGCCAATTTAGGCGTGGCCCAGGCTGGCCTTGGCTTGCGTCAACAAGAATTTTTGCGTGGTGCTTATCAACTCAAAGAAACACCAGAAGGTCTGGCGTATGTGCCAACTGCACCAGGTGGTGCGGCTATGCCAGTTATGACGGCAGCCGGAACACAACTTGAAGGTGCTGGCTCTAAGCCGACTGAAGATCAAAGCAAGTCAGCAGGCTTTGCATTCCGAATGAAACAGTCAACAAACATCTTCAATCAGCCTGCTGTGGATAAGTCTGGTGAGCCAATCATTGACCCCAAAACTGGCAAACCAGTTACGCTTGAGCAGGCTTATGGTCAGCCAGGGAAGTATCAGGCCATCATGCGCGCTATCCCAAGTGCTGGATTGACCACTGGCATTGCCAATATTTCAGAAGATGTTGGTCGGCAGCAGTATCGTCAGGCCCAAGAAAATTGGGTCACTGCCAACTTGCGACCAGAGTCTGGTGCGGTGATTGGTGTGGAAGAGATGGAGAAAGAGATCACTAAATATTTCCCACAAACTAGTGACAGTCAAAAAACTATTGAGCAAAAAGCCCGTGCTAGACGCGACACTGAACTGGCCATGACTGTGCGCGCTGGTCCAGCCTATAAACAAATTGAAAAAGCAGTGGCTGCACGGAATGCCCCAATGGCCGCACCAACTGCTGGTGTGCCTAGACTTGTCAAAGACCCTGCGACCGGCATCTTTCGCTATGTAACGGAGTAAAAAATGGCAGACAAAATTGTTCAAATCCCAAATATTGGGCCAGTGTCTTTCCCAGAAAGCATGACTGATGAGCAGATCATCAAGGCTATTCAATCATTGCAAGTGCCAGCTGCTGCACCAATTACTGCCCCAGCGCCAACTGGCAAAGCCCCAGAGTATTTTGGAGCCAAAATTCTAAATTCACCAGTGGGTGGTGTCATTCGCGGTTTGCGTGATATTCCAGACGCTGGCGCTCAACTGCTGACTCGCGGCCTAGAAGCTATTTCCCCAGCAGGCTCAAGTCTTGAGCAATTTGCCCAAGCAGAGCGCAAAAGGGTTGAAGATATCAATCGTCAGGCTGAACTGGATTACCAGAGAAACATTCGACAAGGTCAAATGCGTCAAGGTGAAATTGATGTAGGCCGAGTCATAGGCAACATTGCAGGCACATTGATCCCATCAACCGCTGCTGTGCGCGTACTTGGTGCAACCACTGCCCCAGTACGGGCCGGAGCAATTACTGGTGCAGTTGGTGGCGCTTTGCAACCCGTGGCCACAACGCCTGGCACAACAACGCCAGAATTCTTTGCGCAAAAAGTTGAGCAAACTGGAGCAGGCACAGCATTTGGTGCAGGCGCTGGATATCTTGGCGGTAAGTTATCCGACATTCTGTTTGGCGCTAAACCACCAGCCATGCCAATGCCTGGACAACCAGGTATTGGTGGCGCTCAAGTCAATGTGACCACAACGCCCACAGCTACAGTCACTGGTGGTGGCATGACTCCTGGTGTTGTTGGGCCAGATGTATCAGCTGGATTGACCTCGGCCCAGCAAGCCATTCTTGGCCGTGGCAAGGAAATGGGATTCAGAACAACGCCTGGTCAAGAAACTGGCTCTAGGTCTTTGCAGCAGATGGAAGCTCGAATGGAATCAAGCCCATTTACTTCTGGACCATTTAACGCAATTAAAGATGCAAACCAAAAGATTCTTAATCGATCTACAGCGCAAGCCATTGGTGTCAATTCTGATGAATTAAGCAATCCAGTCTTAGCCCAGGCACAAAGACAGATCAGCAATGTTTACAAACAAGTGGCCAGCCCAGAAGTCAAAAAGCTAGATGGCAACACTATCCAGACTGGTATTGAGCTGGTCGATAACGCATTTGAAGGTCTGACAACTCAGCCCCTCAAATCAAATATCTTTGTTAAGCAACTGCAAGACTTGGCGGCCAAGGGTGAAGCTAGTGGCAATCAATTGCAGACCTTGTCATCAAAGATCGGTAAACGTGCCAAAAACGAAATGACCACAGCAATGGGTGATCGTGAGCTTGGCAGCGCTTTATTCCAATTGAAAGAAATGGTAGATGATGCCTTGGCCCAAGGTTTGTCTAAAGAGCAGCAGGCGGCATTTCAGCTGGCCCGCGCCAACTATCGCAACTTGATGACCATCAGGTCCAATCAAGGTGTGGTCAATCCATCGACCGGCAATGTGTCAGGCTTGAATTTGGCCAGTGCATTGACTCGCAAAGACCCACAAGGCTTTGTGTTTGGCTCTAACCAGACACCAATGTATGAGGCCGCTAGATTTGCCCAAGCATTTAAGCCAATTGTTGGCGACTCTGGAACGGCCACAAGGTCCATGGAAGTCAGCCCATTAAGCATGATGTTGGCCGCGCCAACTAATATTGCAGCCCGTGCCTATACGGCCCAGCCAACTGCCAACTTAGCAGCGAGAATGCAGACTGGTGTTGCACCAGGCACTGATGCGGCCACACAAGAACTCTTGAAAAAGATGTTTCCGACAACTGGTGCAGCCGGTTTGATCAGTCTATTGAGCCAATAACTAAGACCCAAAAAACGCGGCCACAAGTGGGTCGCGTTTAACTACCCGTCTTTGCTGCCTGCGTCTGGCCGCGTCAAAGTCTTTGTCGTCTGCACTCTTTTTGTCGCGGTATTTCCGAATTCGATCAGCGCCTGGCACGGGACCAGGGGCAATGGCATCTTCTTCATCACCCCATGACCACAGAGGCCGCCACTGGCCATTGTTGCTGACTCTGGTATATCCACTGATATATACCAATTCATTGCAGTGAAGGTCAAACAGCTCTCTGGCTGCACTGCGTCTGGCACAAAAACAAATCTTGGCCAGATCAAGGTCTGACAGATTGCCTTTCTTTTGTAGCGCTGCCTCAATGGCTGGGCCTACACGGGGTTTCAAACCTCTGGTCATGTCTGCTTATCCATTCTTGCTTTTAAGCGCTCCAGCATTGTTTTGACAACGAATGCGCGGGTTTTAACTTCATTGGGGATTGCATGGCCAAAGACTTCTGGGTGCAGCAAGTCATTGACCAGGTCAAGGCAGGCATCGATGGCTGGGGGTAGTTCATTTGTCAAGGAACTTCTCCAGCGCAGAGACTTCAATATGGTCCACCATGGATTGCAAGATCATGTGGGCAATGTCCACATCAGTGCCAGCAATGTATGCATTGTTGAGGGTCATGCACTCTTCAATATCAGGCTCATAAGGTGAGCCATGGGAGTCTGTCGAGCCTTTCTCTTCTGGGCTGTATTCAAGAAAGCATATAAGGTCAACATCTTCAACTGAGCAGTCGAACTGAAACAAGCCTCTGGGGCAATTGGGTGTGGGGCCGTAGTTCATGTCAACCCCTCCAAGCTAGCATCACGCCAATGCCGCCAAAAATAATGATGGCCAAGGTCCATTCGATCAGGGTGGTAATGATTTTCTGTTTCATCGGTTTCTTTCGTTTAAGTTGAATCGGTGTAACAATGGTAGACACAATTAAATTATCTTGCAAGAAGTAATTCTGTCCATGTTGTTTTTTTACATATACCGCAATTAGAATGCGCTCATGGAATCAATTCACACAATACGCGCAAGGGCCAAGGCTCACAAGATAACCATGTCTGCGGTGTGCGATGAGGCTGGCATCCAGCAGTCCCAGGTAAGCCGGTGGCTGTCTGGGACTGTGGAGCCTCTGTGGACATCAGTCAATCAATTGCACTTGGCGCTTAATAAACTGATCGACAAATCACCAGTCGTTATCGACTGACTCGGCAGCAGCTGGCGCGCTCTTACCGGCCACCACGCCAAAGTCACTGGCAGCCGATGGCTTTGCACCACCCAGCGAGTCACCCTTAGACAAAAGCATGATGTTGTTCAAACCATACGACACGCCCTTGTTGCCTGCCTGGTCATAAGCATAGGCATTCAAAGAAACACGGCCATAGTCGCCAGAGACTATGTCTTGGCTGCCCAAGATGTCATGGCCATGGGCATCTACTGCACCAGGCTTATTGGTTGACTTGGTGTTGAAAAAGTAATGCCCTGCATACTCTGGACCCAGTGGGCCTCCATCAGATTTGACTTCTGTATCGCCATCACGCAAGGGATTGCGCACAGTTTTGGGAATCTTGTCCCCGAACTTGGCGGTCAATGCGGCCTTGGCTGCCGCTTTCAATTGGTTCACAGTCTCGGTGTCTGTCTTAGGGACAAGCACTTGCGTTGAGAACTCTTCTTTGCCGTTCATCTCATTCTTACGAGCAGTCAATGCTGAAAAGTATGAGAAACGAACTTTGCCGGTTACGACTCTGGTCATGGTTTTTTCCTTTTAAGGGTTTAGGTTTTTACGTTTCTGTCGTCAAACAGAAATTGCACTTTAGCACAAATCGTATATGATGCAAACAACTTAAAACGAGGAAACGATCATGCAGTTATTCCCCCATCAGCAAGAGGCCAAGCTCTTCTTACTGTCTAGGCGCAGGGCCATACTGGCCGACCAGCCACGGGTTGGTAAGACGCTACCCACAGCAGCTGCTGCACTTGAAAACCTACCCGCCCTGATCGTTTGCCCAGCCATTGCCAAGACAGTCTGGGAGTCTGCCTTTGCTCGGCTGGCCCCCAACGTCTCGGTCCATGTGGTCAATGGAAAACGTGAGGCTTCAGAGGTAAATTCAGCAGATATCACCATCATCAACTACGATGTCTTGCAGTATGGTGTAACACACGTTGACAGATATAACACACTGGTTTTGGATGAGTGCCATAGGATCAAGAATCCAAAGGCCCAAAGAACGAAGGCTGCAATGCTGGCTATGAAAAAGATTGGCCATGTTTATGCACTCAGTGGCACACCCATCCCAAACAGGCCGATTGAGCTGTGGCCCATTCTGCATGGCCTTGGCATCTACAGAGGCGGCTGGTATGACTTTGCAGGCCGATACGCAAAGATGTGGGTCGCGCCATGGGGCCTAGATACCAGTGGCGCGTCTAACCTGGTCGAACTCAAAGAGCTGATGAAGCCCCATGTCCTGAGACGCAAAAAAGAAAACATCTTTAAAGACTACAAAGACCCACAAGTCTCACTGATCACCTTTGATCTGGCCAATGACAAGCGAGAGCAAGCCTTTGATGCCGATGCCTTGATGGCCAACCCCAATGCCTTGATGGCGTTTGAAGGCTTGGCCGAGATCATGCGCGAGGCCGGTATGCGCAAGGTCAAGGCCGCCAGTGAATTCATCGATGACTTGCTCCAGGCCGAAGAGCCGGTGGTGGTCTTTGCGCACCACAAGGATGTGGTGGCCGAGCTGGAGAAATTGCTCATGGTCCACAAACCCGTAGTTATTACGGGTGAAACGCCACGGGCCAAGCGCGACAAGGCGATTGCAGATTTTCAGTCTGGCCAGACCAAATGCATCATCGGCAACATTGCCGCCATGTCTGAAGGTGTGGACCTATCCGCTGCCGACACGATTGTCTTTGTCGAATGCACTTGGTCCACATCAGCACTGGAGCAGGCCAGCAGCAGGGTCGAGAACATCAACAAGTCAGGCATACCACCCGTCATCTACATTCTGACCATCAAAGCAAGCCTAGACCACAATGTGCTGGCCAAGGTCCTAAAGAAGCTCAATGTTGTCAATCAAATCATTTAACCAGGAGAAACCATGCAACACGAAACCAGAAAACACGCCCGACTGTCAGCATCCCGCACAGACAGATTCATGCAATGCCCAGGCTCATACCGCCTCGAATCCCTCATGCCATGGGAGCCAGCAGGCGAGGCCGCTGCCATTGGCACAGCCATCCATGAGCTGTCAGAAATCATTCTGTCTGGCAAAGAAATCCCCACCGGCACTGATCCAGACCATGTGGCCATGGCCCAAAGCTATGCAGACTTTGTCAACAACTTGGTCGAGAATCCGCGCAAAAAGCTGATCGAGGTCAACTTAGATGAAGGCTTAAAGTCTCTGCACCCAGCTCTTGGCGGCACGGCTGATGCAGTCCTGGTCGATGGAGACCATCTTCATGTCGTGGACCTAAAGACTGGCCGAGTCGCTGTGGATGCGACCGACAACAAGCAGCTGCTGACCTATGCCCTGGGAGCCATGAGGCAATTTAAAGCGCCCAGCCACATCACTTGCACCATGCATATATTCCAGCCCCGTGTCGGCCACAGCAAGTGGACAGTGTCTGGCGCTTATTTGGAACTGCATGGCAAACGTCTCAAAGAAGCTGCCGAGCTGGCGCTCACAGGCGATGCACCCACAAGTCCCAGTCCAGATGCGTGCCGGTACTGTAAGGCCAAGACCATCTGCCCATCCATGCGTGAGAAGGTCCAAGAGGTCGCTAGAAGCGATTTCAAGCCTGACACCACTGTTACCCCAGAGATGCTAGAAAACGCGGTCCTGATGGCCGCATGGGCCGATTCTGTGCAGGCTGCTGCGAAGGATCAACTGGCCGATGGCAAGACCATCCAAGGCTGGACCATGCGCGCAGGCCGTAAGACAAAGTTTTGGAAAGACGAAGCCCTGGTCATGGAGGCATTCAAAGACAACTTGAGTGCATGGGAACTTAAAAGCCCCAGTGCCGTCTTGAAACTTGGGGTCGAAGTTTCCGAAGACCTAGTCGGTGAGAAGCAGGCTGCATCTTCTCTAGTCAAAGAAAAGGCGAAGGAATAGAATTCACAACCTTGCCAAAAGAAAAGACCTGGCAGCGCGTTAACACTACCAGGTCAAAGTTCAACTCAGGGCAACTAACAATGAAACCCCCAACTAAAGGAATTTCAGTGGCAATCATAACTGAAACACCCCAAAACGACACGTTTTCTCAGTCCCAGTCTGTCGCCTGCAAAATAGGCGCTGTAGCACCCGATGCTGTCTTTTGTACCTTTGCCCTGCAAGGCTCAAAGAAAATCCCCTACAAGCGCTCTGGCCAAGGTGTGGCACGGGATACAGACCCAAGCGATCTCTACAATGCTGAAGATGTCTGGACCATGGAAGAGGCCCCACATGGCCAATATCTTGGCCTAGTCCAGCAGCGCCCCATCATCAGCGCATCAGGGAACTATTTGGTTTGCCTTGATGTGGATATGAAACACGCATCAGGCCCGACCAACGTAGCCATTCAGCGCATGGCCAAGTATGTGAAACAAAAGCAGATGCTGACCGAGGTCTCTGTCTCAGGCCGTGGCCGCCATGTCTTCTTATGGGTCCAACCACCCAAAGAATCTGACCAGGTGCTGCCGAAGTACAAGCTGGGCGGTGGCCAAGAGCTTGAAGTATTTGGTCTGCCAAACAGTGCAGGCAAGTCAGTGCTACTTAGTGGCAATGCGGTGGTCGGTGAATTCCAAGAAGCCGTCAATTTGCATGAATTATTAATGGACTGGGGGATCATTGAGCAGCACCAGCTGCAAGAGCCAAAGCCAGTCGCACCACCTACACAATCCTTTGACTTTACTCAGATGTTGTCCAAAGGCGCGCCAGATGAAATGGCCAAGGCTGTGCAGGCTTTGCAGCACATTAGCCCAGACTGTGACTACGACCAGTGGATTGAGATCGGTCAGGCTTTGCACTCAGAATTTGGAGAGCAAGGCTGTAGCTTATGGGATACATGGTCCCAAGGTGGGACTAAATACCAAGGTGCAAAAGACATTGAAGTCCATTGGAAGAGCTTTCACCAGGGCAAAGGTGTTGGCATTGGCACTCTCTTCAAACACGCCAAGGACTGTGGGTGGGAAGCTCCAACCAAGCAGGCCGAGCGCAAATCAGCGGTTGAAGACTTTGCCGCGGTGATCAATGC